TGATCCTAGATCTGGTAGTTGAAACTCATCATCATTTAAGTTATCTGGATCTCTAGCAAATTTACAGTCAGATCCAGTACCAAGAACAGCAGCAAGAAGTGGATATTGCTTACTGCTCAAAATATCTCCATTACACCTCAAATATCCAGCAGGAAGTTTAGACTTAAAATCTGCTGGAGTATTTGTTTGTGGAAGAGTAGAAGTATATGCCTGAATACTTCCAACAAGACCACCATATTTTGATCTTTCTCTGGTGTAATAACTTGCCATTTTAGAACGCTCTTATGATGTACAGAGTTGAAAGTGAAGGTGTTTGAATTAGGTAATCAATTACAAAGGCACTAGCTAAATTATTTGGTGTAACTGGGTCATCCAATCCAGTAGTAACATTTACATTTAATGAGTCTTTAATATTTAAACTATTATTGCCAAAAGCAACTTCAAAATCTTCATGCTGGTGTACAAATATTTGATTATTTGGTGTTGAGTTTGGAGAATTTTGTGTAAAACTTCTGGCATTGTGATCATAAAATACTTCTCGACCATCACCACCAGGGCCAAGGTCAGAATTATCACTTCCAGTAATACTAATTCCACCAACAGTTCCAGTTCCTGGGTCAAAGTTTGGAGTTGCAACACCTTCAGAATTATCACCAAACGGTACTTTATCTCCAGTATTAAAATAACCAGACCATACTCTAGATGGAAATGTTGTAGTTCCATCTGAAGATCTGCCTTTTTGCTTCAAACTATCAGTAAACCAAGTTTTAATGCCATGCCATGTTGATTGTGTTTGAAAAGGTTTGTAATTGTTTAGAGGATTACCACCATTTGCAATACCAAGAATATATCTACCAGGACCAGATGAAAATGGATTTGATGGTGCGCTCCAGCTGGTATTTGTATTTAAAAAGACATCACCATACAATTCACCAAACAAATCTGCCGTAATACCAATGCTATCCGTACTATAAACACCAGGACCAATTCCAGGAGATCCTTGGTCAGAAGTTATAATAGAAGGAACTGCAGTTGGGTGAGAATGTCCTGGCATATGTTGTCTGCCAAGTTTTCTGGGTATTGTATATAATGTTTTTGTTCCTACCCCTGGCAAAAATGTCTGTCCTTCGACAACGCCACTTAAAGATAGCGTTGATAAGGTAAAATTAACATCAGTAATAGCCTGAAAATTATCTAGGGTTGCTAGGTTAGCGTTAACACTAGAAGTATTACCAATGTAATTTACAACCGCAGATCTAGCTTCTAAAGTATCCTGTGGTCCTGGTCTATTATTTGCATCATCAGAAAAATAGTTATAGTCAATATCAGCAATTCCTCGCTGATTAAGATTTGGCAAATTTATTCTAGAATTTGGATATCCATTATAGGGAAAGATAAAGTTTGAATCAGCAAAATTTACATTAGCTCCACCATACGTATCTCTAATTACTCTCGCAAGGAGCGGATAGTCTTGACAAATAATTTCATCACCATTACATAATTTCCAACCCTTTGGTATTTGTGAGATTTCTCCTGTCCAAGGCATGATGGTGCCAACAGCGGCAGCCTTCATTGTCCTGGACATATTGTAGTCTACGCTCATTTATCAAACCTCCATTAGCCACCAACCCTGTGAATCAGGCGGTGCTTGTGTTGATTGCCCAAGGTAATCTGTTGCTCCTATGTATACGAGTCCAAGACCAGCGTTTGGAGTTTGTACAACCAGTTCTCCGCCGTTTCTGTGTGTACCATTAACGGTATTTGTTTCTGGTACATCATTATACTGTCCCGTATTCGTATCATCACCTTGGATAGAAACTCCATTTGGACCTCTGAATCTTAAAGTGACGTTATAAGTCAAGTTACCACCAATATCAATAATACGGATCATATCACCAGTGATTGCATTATCTGGAAGAAGTAGGATAAGGTTGCCAGTTGGTCTAATGAAGTAGTTAATGTTTGACTGAATATCTGCTCCACCTGCACTACTGTTAAGGAATCTCCATGTTCTACCACCAGTTGGTGTAATGTATCCAGCAATTCCACCAGCATCAATAGAACCATCTTGATTGATCTCAAAGATCTTGGTGCTATTAACTCCAATTGTTACGTTTGCAGTACTGGAGTTGACAGTTAGATCTCCACCATTAACTACAAGGTCACCAGCAAGGGTGTTAATTCCATTTACATCTGTTGATGTATACGCTCCAGAAATCTTAAGATTACCAGTGCTCTGTTGTAAGAAGAGTTTGGTTTGTCCGTTAGTTACACCGTCGATTCCAACAGAGTTGGAAACAGTGAGATCTCCACCCTTGATTAAGGTACTACCATTTGTCGCTTCAACCGTGAATCTATCACAGTTAGCACCACCAACGCCAAGATTTCCTCTGATGCAAGTATTGCCAGTTGAAGAATCGACATAGAATGTCTGTACTCCAGCTCCATCGGTGATTTTTAGGAACTGTGCATTATCGGAAGTAGATCCGTTAATGATGAGTGAGTTCTCCATGGTTGTGATGCCACGGATGAAAGTATTACCAGTAGTAGATTCGATTGAGAAATTAGTTACTGGTGTTGCTGGTGCTGTAGCGCCATCATTAACAATGAATGACTGAATTGTGGTATCGGAAAGAGAATTAATCTTGACGAGTTCTTGATCACTGATTCTTAATACATCACCAGTTGTAACTGTTCCGCCAAATTCAGCAACACCAATTGAAGTAGTTGCTCCGTTATTTGCATCGCCAATACCACCAACATTAGTGATCCAGCTGACATTATTTGAAAGATCGAATCTAACAATTGCAGCATTATCTGGGTGGTCTGGTCTAATGAATGTGGAGATTGGAATTCCAGTATCTGGATTTACATAGTTTTGACCTCTCTCAACACGAACAGCAACAACTTGTCCAGTACCAGTTGAAGATGGATTCTCCAAACTGATAACCTTCAGAAGTTCACTGTACTGTTCACCAACTGGCGATAGAGTTGTATTTTGACCAGAAACTTGTACGGAACGGTCAATCAAGAGATAGCAACCAACAGAAATATCATTGGTTGTATATGTGGAACCGAGTGGAAGAATCCATGTATAATCGTTTCCAGCCTCGGCAACAGGAACTTTGTATTCCGCTTCAGCATTTGGTCCACCCCAAGCAGTTAGACCCTGAACGTCAATATTAATTGCATTAGTAATTGTTGCTTTTTTGAATAGGTCAATATTTGGATTATCAACGCTACCAGATGGATGTGAATTTGTAGTAGTTCCCCAAATTCCTCTTGCAACTACAACTGTACCACTATTCAGACCACCAGAAAGAATGATATTGGAATCAAATGTAGCAGTTGCCTTAACTCTCAATGAGTTATTGATAGTTGTTAATCCACCATCAGCAGCAAGACTCAATTGACCGACGCTTCTAGCAAAGTTCAGTGTGCTTACTGTTGTGGTGAACAGATTAACAACTTGAGTATTAGTCTGTAAGTTTGCAGTATTGCTTCCAAATGGATATCCAGTTCCAAGTGTTAGATCGCCATCTAGGAATGTATATCTATTCTTAACATTAAATACGCTACCATTTGTAAGGCTATTACTTTGGTTTGCAAATGCGCCACCAACAGTGATATTAGATTGGTTTGTTGAGGTTGTATTTCCAACAGGTGCTAACTTGATTGTTGATCTATTTGCAGCAACGTGTACATAGATTTCACCTTCTGTTACTGATCCTCCAATATTAAAGATCTGTTCATTTGCAGCATTACCAATACTAATTTCTTGAGTTCCAGATGCAGTATCACCAATATTGATTGAATCGCCATATCCAAATGCATTGATAACTGTTGCGCCATTAACATTATTAATTAGATTAAAGATGTTAGAAGATGTGGTTAGATTACCACCATTAACCTCAAGATCAGACTCAAACTTAACAGCACCAGTTATTCTAGCATTACCAGCAACAACAAGAGTTCTATCAAGTTGATCTTTGGTTACATTGATACCAACTCTTCCGCTATTCGTTGTAGCAACTCTAAATGTCGCAGCATTATTTGGAGAAATATAGTCTCCACCAACCAGAAGTGCATTGTCAACTGCATTGAAAGTTCTTGCAGTAGGATTAGAATTAGCAAGGAAATTAGCCTCTGTAACTGTCTTTCCACTGATAAAGACATTACCAGTTACGTCAAGATTTGCTCTTGGTTCAGTGAATGTTCCAGTCCAAGCAGTTTCATAGGCAGAATGATTTTCTCTAGCAATCGTATTGATTCCAAGCTTGAAGTTGCCCCATGTCTCTGTTTCTGTGCGTAGTGTTTCTGCTCCAAGTACACCAACTTCTTTCCAGTTTCCTTGCTCAATAGCAATAGAAGCAATGATAAATCCATTGCTATCAACTGGCTCATTAATCCACATCCATGGATTTTGTGGAGTTGGGATGTTATTAGTAACAAGAATCTCACAGAAAGAAGCATTTGGAGCAGCAGTGATCGCATACCAAGTGCCATTGACTAGATTATTGCCACTGAAAGACTTAATTCTAATTCTAGTTCCAACTTGAATGTTTAGACCAATGTTTGTGGCATTATTCCAAATAATCTTGATTGTCTGTGTTCCATTTGCCTGAATTTCACTAATTGTTGTATCACCAATTTCGGTGTAGTAATTAGTGAAAATGCTTCCAAGAGATCCAGTCTTTCCAACTTCTTCTCCTTTGAGGATAATATCACCAGAATCAGGTGTTAGACCATTACCAATCGAAGTTCCATACTTAACAAACTGCTTGGTATAAATGATTGAATTTACGGTTACCTGTGGTGCAACACTTGTCGATAGTCTCTGGTTTGGAGAGACATTTGATGGTGAACCAGAAACAAGATGGGTGCGGAAAGAATACCTCTGACCTGGCTCCTGTGTGTTTCCTCTTGCATTCAGTGCAAAAATAGCAGATTGAATCTTGTTTTGATTGAGAACAATGTCTCCAAGATTTGGATCGATCCATCTATCTCTAGATAGAGATGGATCATTGTTCGTAATTGGAGGTACATTAGAGAAGATTCTCAATGCATCACCTTCACCATCTGCAGGATCAACGTTAATCTCAACAGAGTTGTTGAGGAAAGAGTTACCCTCAACAGTAATCTTATCGTTGAATGTAACAGGTGTCTGGAATGTTGTTACAAGTGCTCCAAGATCTTCAGTCTGATCTTCCGAGTCTAGAAGTTCAGCAGATTCTAGGAATGTCTCTTCGCCTGTAATAGCGTTGATCTTACGGTTACCAATATAGAGGTCACCATTGGAGTTCAGACCAGTGTAGAAGACGATACCAGCGTCTTCACGCTTCGCCTGGGCATAGAAGTCCTGAAGATCTGTTAGAACGACTTCCTGGCGCAGTGGGAAACCAGTTGAGTAGTTACCAGGACCAAAACCAAGATATTCAAATGTGTGGTTACCAGAACGTGCGATAGATGGTCTGCGTAGTTCTACATAAACCTTTCTTTGCGTTGGATATACATTATTACCAGTAATTGCGATCTTTCTTTGTTCAGATCCCTGACTTGCATTTCCTTCTTGAGCTTGGATTGCATTAGATCCAGTATAGTCAAATCCACCAAATGCAGGTTGCGATACAAAATCAACAACGGTTTCTTTTGTTAGAGATGATTTAACATCATTAACTCTTACCAGACCATGAGTATAGTTATCAGCAGCAGATAGAGTTTGTGGTGGATCTACAACTGTAGAATCAATTGTTATTGTTTGATTTTCAAATCCAGATGCTTGTGCTTGGAACCACAGAGGATCATTCTTGTAGTTCTGTGGATATAGTGAAGAAATTGGTTGAGAGAACTTATAGTCATGGAAGTTAGTTCCAACACCAGGACCGAGAGGATATGGCGAGATATTACCACGAACACAAGTTAGATAGTAGATACCATCTGTTTGTCCAGAAATTCTTCTCTGTACTTCTTCAACATCAAAGATATAGAATGTATCTTCAATTTCACCAACATCTTCGACACGAGCAACAATGTATGTTCCACCGTCTTGATCGACGATTCTATCACCAGGAGTTACTGTATATACGTTAGATCCTTCCTGACGATATAGGTAATCTTTCTTCGAAGACTTGCTGTATCCTCCAACTGGATCTTTTTCCTGACCAGTGATTTGATAACCAATTCCACCACCAGCAGAATCTGGTTTGGATAGAAGATTTGCAGTAATTGTAATACCAGAAATAGACTGGGAGAACGTTGTTTGCTGAAGAGGATTATAAACAATCTCTCCAGCTACCTTATTCTTGAGAATCAGGTAATGCTTTGTTCCCTGTGTGTCCGATACGCTTGTATAAGCATGGATATTTGCTACACCTGATGAATATCCAGTCCATTGAACTTCCGCTGCAGCGGAGTTTTGATCTTTGTCTGTAGCAAAGTTTCCACCTTGAGGAGCAGAAATCTCAACAGTAGTAAAGATTTCATTCTTAAGTTGTGAATTTAGAATTGTATGGTCAAATACTGTTAACTCTAGATAATCAGTAGAATTTTCCTGAATTTTTCTAGCGGATTGAATACTGAAAGCAACATAATTATTGGTTTCAACAATCTTTGGAGAAACATAAGGATCATACTTTGAAACAAGACCTGCTTGAGAAAGCTCTAATTCGGTCTTACCTAGGAATTCTCCAGCTTGAGATGGGTTTGCAAATAGAGCAACATCAGCAGCACCACCCTCTGGTTTCAGAACAATTCTTTGTGGAAGAAGTCTTCTTGTATCGTCTGTACGAACCTTAATTGCAAATCCGTTCAGTGGTTTACGTACTGGTTCCACATCTTTTGGAAGAACATATCTCAAACGATAGATTCTTTGATCAGCAGCTCTATTATCATTAATTCTTTCAAACCAAGTATCAAATGACTGTGATGGAGCATTTGCATCATCCTTATCTGGTTGATGATAGCGATAAAGAATCGATTCTGGTCTAAAGTTTGGTGAAGCAGGATCAGACTCATTCTTAACATTCAAATACCAAAGTCCAGTTGTATTTGAACCGACATTTCCAGATCCAAGTGCATTATATGCAGCATCAAATCTTAATGGACTTGTTCTCTTGTCCATGAAGATGTAGAAGTTTGATCCAGTATTCTGTACAAAGTCTACAGGATCATTGCCACTAATTGCATCCGCTGGAGTAGAGTGAATAGTAAAGGTGCTAGGAGTATTAAATCTAGCATAATAGTATTGCTGTGTTGGTACTAAACCAGCGCCTGCCAACTGTGGCAGTGTAGATCCAGTAATATCCTGTGCTACTCTAAAGAATACTTTTTGAGGAGTTTCTGTTGTTGGCGAATCAAATACATGAGGAACGTCAGTTTCAAAGATTGTCGAACTTGTAGTTCCAGGAGAAATTTCTAGAAGATTACATGTATATTTGTGCAGATCATAAGTATCATCCAGAGTAAACTGATACATTTCAATTTCAACATCTGGATGTACACTATCCGTTTCGGACGAATAGATGTAGATACCAGAACATGCATTCTCTTTGGTTCTAGCAAGCATGAACTTGGTTTGATCAGAACCATCAAACTTACCAGGATAGTTTAGAGAGTCATTGTAATCTTTAGGGAATGTAGTTCTTCCTGGAGCGATAATATAATATTTTACGTTTGGCTCAAAACCTCTTGGAAGTCTAATAACTCTCTTGTCTGGATTTGTTCCTGCCTTTGCTTTTGGAACAAGTCTTACAGCAGTACCAGTTTGTAGATTATGAGGATTGCTAGATGCATTACCAATATCAGCGGTAAACAGGGTTGTTCTAGCAGATAATTGTGTCGTATTTACAGATGGTTCAACCCTAGCAACAGTTGGAACTCCATTTGTTGTTAGTCCATTTTCAATGATGAGAGCAATATTAACGAAATACTGATTAATAGCAGCTGCAATACCAGCGCACTCACGATATTCGCTGGACTTAAGAATCGAATAATCAGTCGTTAAGGTTTCGGTTGGAGCTAACCCACCAAAAGGAACACCATTTTCTAGTCTGAAATGTAGATACATTCCAGTAGTTGATCCAGATCCACCAGCATTAACAGTTGTACCACTATCAAGATAGCTTCCAGATGTTCCTAGTTCAATCTGATATGAGTTTACAATTCTCTTAATGTATGTTCCTGCAGGAATGATTGTTGTTTCTGGTACTGCAGTGCTCTTGAGCCAACCATTATCGAAATCTACTTGTTGATATTGCTCAACTTTCATTCCAATGACAAGACCTCTAGTATCTTCAACATCAACAAATGGAGATCCAGCAGAAGCAGTACATCCAGCAGATCCTCCTACTGGTCCAATCATCACATCCCAGTTACGCATTGCTGCGATACAGAGATTCTTCGTGTAATCATATGCTTCAAGTGTCTCTAACTTTTCACCGTCAATATAAGTTAGACTATTACCAACATAATATGATTCTGCTGCTTGAATAGTGTTGATATTAGTTGTAGAAGCAGGATTTGTTGTATCTGAACTTAAACGCAGATCCTGAATAACTGCGTCAACAATATATCCAACATCTCTCTTGCACTTACCAATTGTGATATTGGTATTTGTAAGTAAATCTGGATACTTTGTAATAATATAATTGTATGTTTGCTCTTGAATGAATGCTTTATTGTCTTCGATGCGATTTGCAGCATCTTGTGCATTATTATCAATAGTAGCACCATCTGGATTTACTGTTTCTAGAGAAACAGTAAACTTACGGAATCCAGATGGTTGTAGTTCAGCAGAAAATTCTGTGTTTGATGTACCAGAAATCGCTTTGTCATTCACAAAGATACGATCATTAGTTCTGGCACCAATTCTAAATCCATCAATAGTAGATGCTGGTCTTGTTGCTGGATCTACAGCATCTTCGGATCCAATGTATAATTTTGTGTGATTATTTTGAGGATCTCCAGGACCAAAATAGGTATTGGATGCCTTAACATCAAGAGTGTAGTAGCTTAACTTTTTAGCATTGACTCTAGCAGACTTATTGGTTACACCAAGAGCACTCAAAGGAGCATCTTTGATTACTTGTGGCGGAATGATGTCAGTGATATATCCACCCTTATCCTGGTTGAATGCATATCCCTTGTGACCGATAGCGTGTAGGGATGTGTTACCAAAGTTAGAGTTGGAGTTGGTGATCGACATGTCACCACCAGATTCCATCAGGAAGTGATCATGGAAACCAACAGCGAAGACCGAAACGCACTGAATGAACGAGTCGTTAGAAGCACGAATGTGGAAGTTTCTCCAGTCATCCTTCCAGTATGCATCACCCTTGGTGTGATATGCTACTGTGCCAAATGCATCTTTAAGTGATGCTTGGTTCCAAGTATTGCTAAACTCATCGTAACGGATGAATGCACGGTCGTCTTTCTGTAGAGAAACACCAGTGTACTGTGCAACAACCATTGAACGGAAACCAGTTGTCTTGGATCCGTCTGCCCACATACCGCACATACCCCAGGTAGAACGGATAGAGCAGTTGAAGACGTAAGGAGATGCAGACTCAACAGAGTCGATTTCTGCCTGCACGAAAGCGTTAGGGCTTACTTCACCAACAACAGTAGAGCTATAGATCTTGTTATTGATGAGACCTAGACCAGTTGTTGTATTATCTCTTACAATATAAGTGAATACTTTTGGATCACCAGGAAGAGAATCAACTTCAAACGTACCATTAAGTTCATCATCAAGACCATTGTTCGCAATAGCAACAAATTGACCTTTAAAGTATCCGTGATCAATTTTTGTTGTTACTTGAATTCTTACACCAGTACCATCTTCGGTAAGAATATCCGTTGGTTTGATTTCATCAATCGCTCTCGTGTCAGATAGAGGACCAACGATTCTATTTTCCTGTACTCTAGAATTAAATTCGCCAGGATCGTCAATAGTTGGTTGATACAGAGAGAATGCTTTTGCAATCTTCTTGTAATATGTTGCAAGATCTTCATTATCTGCATAGATCATGATGCAGATCTTGTGGTGAGAATACTCTGGTTTCTTGAGAGTATCTTCATTCAATCCCGATGCAGCAGGAGTGATCTTTGTGTAATTTGTTTCAAAATTCTGGATTGTACCAGGAGTAGAACTAGTTCCAATTGCACCAAGAAGAACACTCCAAAGTGTATCGATTGATTGTGCAACTGCTGCACAAGCAGGAACGTTAGTATCTACAGTGATAGTTAGATCTTTTGTCTGAACTAGTCCAGATGCTTGTGTTTCTGGTTCAAGTAATACGTTCTCATTACGCATTACTTGGATACAAATATCCCTTGCTTGTTCGAAAACAAACTTGGTTTGATCTTCTTCACCAGCAACGTGAGCACCTGTTAGATAGAGTTTTGCAGCCTCATAAACTCTATCATTTCCACCATACTGGAGGTTATAAGTTAATTCTTCTAGAATGTCCTCAACGTCATCCTTGCAATTAACTGATCCACCAGGAACTTGGAATCCAGAAGAAGTTCCAACAATAGGATCATTGAGCATTCTGTTTACTGCTTCTTCAGCAATAAACTTCTTGTTCGCAAGAATTAGATTTCTTGCATCTGCATGACTATTGGATACAATATTGAAAGGATCTTTCGACGAATAAACCTTACCATATCCAACTACTGGGTCAAATAGTGGAGAATTTGATGAGGTATCACCATCCTTAATAGTGAACTGCCAAAGATAGCAACCACCTGTTAGATTAAAGATAGAAGTTCTAGGTTGATCCTTATCAGCAGGATCTGGAACATATAGAGGACGAACAACAGTTCTACGAAGATCATAACCAATTAGAGAACAACCTCTAGGTACAATAGCACCACCAGTTTTTGCGTTGAACTTGTAGAGTACGTTATCTGGGTTTGCTAGATCAACAACAGAATTATCATCCCATGCATTTAATGCTTGGTTGAAATTAAATACACCAATTGAAGATTCATCTACTAGACCAGGGCGGTTGTCAACAAAGTGCTCACCTGGCATGAGCATGATTGTAAATTCATCGAAGCGATCATTATCTAAACCAGGAGAATATGAATATCTTGATACCTCAATAAAGGCTCTCTGAATCGTTTTGAATGGTCTAGTTGGCGAATTGCCTCTATTATCCAGTTCATCACTCGCATTGAAATCATCAGGAGAAACATAGAGATACTTACCTGATTTGCTGCTAATCAGGTTTTCCAGTCTAGTTAGAGGCATAATTATATGGACCCTTTTCGGTAGTGATTCTTCTTCGATTATTTATACAGAGAAGGTTAGTGTCAGCAGACGCTCTCTGTAGGATTCGAACCTACGACCCCTTGATCCGTAGTCAAGTGCTCTAATCCGCTGAGCCAAGAGAGCATAGTTCTGGGAGAAGGATTCGAACCTGCGAATGGCGGGACCAAAACCCGCTGCCTTACCACTTGGCGACCCCAGAATAGGCGGAGGATGTTGGATTCGAACCAACGGAGGTATTACCCTCACGGTTTAGCAAACCGCTGCATTAACCGCTCTGCCAATCCTCCAATGGAAACAACTGGACTCGAACCAGTGGTCTTTCGATTATCAGTCGAATGCTTTACCAGCTAAGCTATGTTTCCAAATAGTCTCAACGGGACTTGAACCCGTGTCTACACTGTGAAAGAGTGTTGTCCTAACCACTAGACGATGAGACCAGGCGGGGTATACGGGATTCGAACCCGTGATTTCTGCCGTGACAGGGCAGCGTCATAACCGCTAGACCAATACCCCAAGGTGGGAGGAACTGGATTCGAACCAGTGAAGGCAGGGCCGACGGATTTACAGTCCGTTTCCATTAACCACTCGGACATCCTCCCGAACAGTTTATGTTTAGAGACCGAACTGTGGCGGTCTATGGGTCTGGAGAGATTCGAACTCTCAACTTCCAGGTTAAAAGCCCGTTACTCTACCGTTGAGTTACAGACCCATGGGATTAAATTTTCAAGGTGCTGGTGGGTCATCCCCCCACCGATGAATCTACAATAAAACAGGGGGGCGGTTTTGTCAACTGCCCCCCTGATAAATCTCGCTTATGTGTCAGATGGTGATCATCGTTTCCACTTATGAGCAAGCAGGGGGCATTTAGCGATATCTTCACGATAATCGCTAATCTTAATATCTTCAATTTGCTTGCTGAAGTTAGACATGATGTTCGACCTTTAGTGTGTTTATTTATAAGAAATTTTGTGAACTGGGGCGGCGGGATTCGAACCTGCAACCGATCGGTTAACAGCCGATAGCTCTGCCGTTGAGCTACACCCCAATGAAATCAGGACTGTTTACAGTCCATCATATATTCTACTGTATTTGCTATGTCATTCATAGCATCCCGAAGATGTGGTTGTTGCCCACTTTCTTGACGAACCACTGGTCTGTGATCATCAATAAGCGTCCAAC